ATAGTTGCCATGTCTTACTCCTTAGTTACCATATTGGGTATTAGTTGCACCATATACTTCTTCGAACTCTACACCAGACCTAGCTGCAACAAAGTTTAGTGTAATGAAGTTGATACTCCTATTTGGTTTAACAAAAATTGAAGCTTGGAATTGATTTGCATCCACAACTGATTGTGGGTTATTTGTATCGTCACAAATAACTTGGAAATCAACGATTCCTCGTCTTCCTTTAACCTGTCTTAAGAAAGGTTCGATAGTTGCTCTAAATTGAGCTCTTGTAAATGCATCGTTAAATTCGAATAATTGGAATTTAGCTGCAGTTGCAATTGCTTTCTCCATAACTATGAACAATCTTCTAACATTAATCCTATCAAATGCACTTGCACTTGAAAGTAAAGTTTTATCTCCGAATAAAACAGTCCCTTGGCCAGGGAATGTTACTATTGGATTAACTCTCTTTTTATATAGTTCATCTCTTTCAGCTTGATTTGGATTAAAGGATAGTTTGGTAATTCCCATAACTTGTCCTCTATTATATCCAGCTGGTGAGAACCATGCATCTCTATCATTATCACTTCTTGCCATAATACCTGCTGTATGACCACACATTGGTGTGTAACAGTAGTTATCAGTGTACTTATCGTATTGATAAGTCCATGCACTGTCCATAACTGCATACGAAGATGAAGTTAAAGTGTTTGCAAGAGCAACAATATCTGAAGCTTCTGAACCAGAATTGTTTACACAATCCTCTTTTCGTGGTGAAATGATTGCCATACAATCTTTTCTTGCAGCTGCAATTGAAATCAATGCATTTGCCTGATTTGTTGCTTCTGCTAATGTATTCAACCTATTACCTCTACTTGATGCATTATCTCCATCAAGAGGGCCTGATATCAAGAAGTCTACATCTTGAGTTTCTGCATCACCAAGATAACTGGTATATGCAGCGTATTTTTCACCAGATGTTAATCTATAACCATCTGTTCCATCATCCATTGAAGCGGTGATGGGTAATGAATGTCTAACAAAGTCACTACCAGCAGCTGCAAATGTGCTTCCTGCTTCTGATAATGATGATTCGTGGTTAGTCCAGAAAATGTAATTAGAGTTAAATCTAATTTTGTCAACATAGTAGTTAGAGTTACCTTCTGAATCTTTTGCATCTGATGCCATTGATAGACCTTCAAACACTTCTAAGATTTCGCCAGGAATTCCTGTAATTTTACCATCTTCGTCTTGAACAACAATATGTATTTCATCAAAAGATGAACTATTCGCTGCAGCATCTGGACTAGTGCCAGGAGCTTTAGTAAAGTTGTCTGCAAATTCCCATGTTCTATGAACATTGTCACCATTAGTTGGTGGAACAAGTATACCAGTACTTCCAGTAACACTTGTTAATTGCTCTATACTCAAGGTATTAGATGATATTGCAGTGACTTTATATTTGGTTATTTGTGTACCAAATGTAATAATGTCACCTACTATGAATGCAGCTCCAGACGCAACATCAATTGTTGGGTCTCCTGCAGCTGCAGTATCGTTTACAGTTGATGCAGTCGTTTTAGAAAACGCATCTGCACCAGCACAAACTGACACTCTTAAACTATTACCGAGTTTTCCAACACATCTTGCAGTAAAAGCACCAGCACTAGAAGCTGCACTTCCAGAATGGTAACCTAACTCGTAATATGTTGTAGGGTTCTTAATAAGTAAACCAGCTGAACCAGTCGTTGCATTTAACATACCATTGCTTAATGCACGAACTACTTTTAAATTATTTCCATACTTTAAAAAGTTTGCAGCTGAGTAAAAGTGTTCTTTAAAACCTGTGACTGTACTATAAGTATCAGACTCTTTAGGTTCTCCAAACACACTTACTAAATCCTTTTCGGATATTATAGTTTTGACTTCATCAACTGGGCCCCAACTAAATTCACCAGCAAAACCACCAATACTTGATGATACAGCTGGAACAACATTTGTTACATCTATTTCTCTGACTTGAACGCCAGGACTTACTAAGAATGCCATTTTAGTTTTCTCCCATAAAGTTTATTTAGACGACCACATTTTATGTTCGTCCATAGTATTTAGTATTTTATTGATTTTAAAACACTCCATAATTTGTTTCATCATCAACGACTGTCCAGACATCACCATCTTCTGCAAAGGTATCTCCACCTTTACCACTATCTATAATACCTATTGGAACTATATCGTCTTCGATTTCTTTTTGTTTTTCTGCATATAACATTGATTTTAAGTCTGCACTTGACATATCTTTAAACAATGGTGTACTAACAAACCATGCAAATAATACACAATTCATCACCATATCGTCATGACAACCACCATCTGCTTGCCAAGATTGACCTCTAGACACAAAAGTTGCAAACTCTTGAATAGTATCTGTGTCTCTTATATACAATTTTTTCTCTTCCATAATCTCTCTAAGAGCTGCACAACCCTGTGCTTTTACCTTTTTAGTCATACGAACACCGACTCCATCTGCTTTAACTGAACTAGTCATAAACATATTTTCGTATTCTAACTCATAATACATCTCTCTACAAACCATTGTTCCTTGATTGTTATTCTCTACAATAATAAGTGCATCGTTATATAACTTACCATATTTTGCACATATGTCTGGTAATAACATAGGAGATATCAAATTATCTCTAAATGTGCATACTTGTTCAAATAAATTGCCATCATGTATGTCAAATATAGTAAAGGTGGAATAGTCCATACCCTTACCTTCTGCAACATCTACAGTCATTATATACTCATGATGTGGTTTGGGTTTCTTATATACTCTTACTTGACCATATAATTCACTAGGATTTTCAGATACTAATCCTAAAATAATATTAGATGGAATAAGAGTTCTACCAGTTCCTAAGAAAGAATTACCAAACTCTTGTTCAAACTGCAACTCTGATGTATTTGCAATGGTAGTTTTCTTCCATGTTTCGTCTCTGCCTGGCACATCACTCCAGTCTATTTGGTAGTTTGCAAACTCATTTGAGTTAGTAACTGATGCTTCCCAAATACGATGAAACATATTACCTACTCCATTTGCAGTAGATGTTATGATAACCTTTGAGTTTTTACCAGATGTAATAACTGGATATGTACCAGTATAAAATGGTTCTGCATTTTCTACAAAGGCAAACTCATCAAGATAAAGAAGGTTAACAGATAGACCACGAATCGATGATGTAGTAGTTGCAGATGCAATAATTCTAGAATTGTTTTCAAAATCAATACTTCCTTTGTTTAATGCTTTAGTTCCAGGCTGTAAAAAGAATGGAACATTTTCTAACATAATTGTAATACGAGATAACATTTCTCTTGCAGTTGCACCTTTGTTTGCAAGAATAGCTACTGTTTGTTCTGGATGAAATAGTAAATACCAAAGAAGATATGCACATACTGTTATGGATTTACCACTTTGACGACATGCAAGTACTATATTAAATCGGTTATCTTCGAAGTGTTGTATTAGTCCTGTTTGATAATCATAAAGGTTAAAGGGTACTAAACCCTCATCTAGTGATATAATTTTTAAATATTTGGATATAAAGTATGCTGGTTCACGAGTACATTTTAAATACTCTTGAACTTTATCGTCTGTCCATTCCTCAGTAACACCTTGTCTTTTGACATTTATGTTACCAAGATATCCTTCATTCTTCGGTTTTGGCATTGTTTTTCAATAGTTTTTGTAATTCTGCTGTAGAACCTACAAACAAATTTTGATTTGTTGTTTGATTTCTAGGTCTGTCATCTTCTAAATCATCCATCATTTTTTGTATTTGTAATAACTTTTCAGATGTTTCGGATACTGTTTTAATTAACTGTCCAGCAACCTCATAAGTCCTCGGATGTTCACTTTCTTTTGCAAGGTCTAGGATACCCTCAATTGCATCCTGTCCCCTCTCTACGAGTCCATACAGAGTGTTTCTGGTGTATTTGTAGTCAACCTGTTGTTCGTCTTTTCTTTCTGTAAAACGACCATTCTGGTCTCTAGGAACGAGTTGTTTGTTAGTTTCTTTAACTACTTCTTCTGCTTCGTTGTTAATATCTAGAAGTTCATCTAGTCTGTCATCTATAGATTGTTTCATAATTAAGTAATTGTGGTTTTATCAGTATTGTAATCTGAGTCATTCCCATCAAAAAAGTTTATTGTTTCAGTTATATTTAGTGGTGTTGTTTCTGGACTTGTATTAGTTGGATTAGGAACTTGTTTAATTTCACTCTGTCTTCCAGCTGCACTATTTGCTTGTCCATCATCTGTAATGTATGTTCTTGCACGAACATCTCTAATAATCTCTGATTTTCCAATAGAACCATATAAGTATGTTTTCATTTCAAAGTTTAGTGTCCAAATAATTACTCTACGAGATTGAAAGTCTCCTTCATATTGGTCATCATAAGATACATCTTGTAATACGATTGGTACATCTCTTTTTTCACTGGTGCCTGGCACTGTAGTCATCGTAACTGTAAAATCTGGTGTGAAGAAAGGTAATATTTGTTCTACAATCTGTAATGCATCTTCGGTATTTTTTGCCATTACATATAAACCGAAATTAATATTGTAAGGAACTGGTGCAAACTGTGTCTTTAAAACAGTATTATCACCACTATCTTGTAGTTTATATTGTTTTAACTTACCAAGTTTTCTTTCTGCATCATAGTTTAAACCAGTAATATCAAATGCAATTCTAGGTAAAGTCATTGCAACTCTTGATGTAGAACTGTCCATTAAGTCTGCAGCTTGGTCTAACCTTGCAATAAATTTTTGTTTTGGGCCATAAGATAATGGAACTCTTATGTTTTGTGTTTGAGTTCCAGACGAGTTATCTCTTTGAATATCAATCTCATTGAACATTGTACCAAAAACTGATACTGCTCTTTTGATTGCTTCATGATAGAAATGTGATTTACCTAGCATTTTAATTCCTACTCATATTTATAGTGACCCAAATGGATTACTTTCCGAGAAGTCTACGATGTTTGCACCAGCAGTTTCAAAGTCTTTATTGTCTGCAAGTGGGTCATTTGGTGTTACATATTGGTCTGGTGCAGTTGTTATTGTTCTACTTGCACTACTTGTTGCACCTACAATATTACCTGCAGCTGCATTAGATGATAATACAAACATACTATTTGTTGCTGGAACATCTGTATCATCAAAGGTTATGTTATTAACAATAAGAGTTTTACTACTTGTACCCTGTGATGTATAAGATACTACCTGTCCAGATACAGTTTTACCAGATGCAACTGTTTGTGTGACTGTTTCTCCATGAACAAAGTCTCCAGAACCAGAACCCAAAGTCATGGATACTTGATATGCAAATGAATCTTCAACACCATCAAGTTCTGCAATACCTGTATCAAATGCTTCATGTGAGTATTCAAAGGTTTCACATTGTAGTTTAAATACATTAAGTTTACCTAATTGGTAGAATGGATTTTCATGTTCTACAAACCTAATTTCAAATACTTGATTTCCAAGTGGAAAATAAATTAAATCACCTTCTTGAGGTCTTGTTGATGTAACTAAGTTTTGGTCTAATGATACAAACCTATTCCATGTTCTTCTAGATAAAACAAAGGTTGCTTGGTCTCTGACTTCTACACCGAATTTAGAAAGTAAATCACCTTCACCCTCAAACCCTTCGGTATTTTCTATATACATCTCAACTGAATATGCATCATCAAACTTTGATGAAGTGTCTTCACCAAACAATTCATCTTCATCCACAATAGTTCGTGGCAAGTAAAAACATTCATGTCCAAAGAATCTAAGAGATTCTACGACTAAATCTTCATGTAAGTCTTGTTCCGATTGAACTGCATGGTTAAAATATACATTAGTAGGCATCGATTACCCCATCATTATAGCAGACTCAGTTTGTAATAAATTACTCTGTTCCTCTAACTTTTCAATTTCAGTGTTTGCATCTTCTAGGATTTGTCTACCTTGTAAAGTAACTCCGCCTGGTAATTGAACACCCTCAAACTTAGAAAGGTTCTGACCCCATTGTTTTTTTATCAATGCAGTCACATATTTCTTTAACCAAACATCATTATAAACATCTGTAAATTGTGTTGGGTCTATCTTTCTATAACAATCTATGATAATATATTCACCAGATGTTACTGCATTTGACCAGTCCATATCTAAGTATAATCTGTTTTGTGCTTTGTTAAAACGAATTGGAACTTGTCCAATTAGTATTTCGTCTAACAATTGAATGTGATTTTGTACCATTTCATATTGCACTATAGATGTAGAAGAGATATCATATAAGTCATTTAGTCTTAATTGGTATCTAAGGTCAAACATGTTTAGACCAGATTTATCTACGAATGGAAATACTCTTAATACTGAATATACTGATTCTGGGAGAACAATGTATCCTTGACCTTCTTTAAAAGTCATAGAACTTGATATATGTGAACCAGTAGATGACTGTGACATACTTGCATCTGCTTTTTGATTTGCAAGGTCGTTATCGTTGATTTGATGTTTTAAATATGTTCGAATAGTACCATCGTAATGATACTCTGCAAAGTATTGTAATGCATCATCTATAATATCATCAACTTGGTCATCATCCACATTGATTTCAATCACTGGTTTACCCAGTTGTCTTAATGCATATTCTTTTAATGTTGCTTTACTATTTGGAGCTGCCATAACATAATCCTGTTAGAAATTAATTTCTTCTATCAGTATTTATGTTATTTTTGATTTGAAAGTAAGAAATCGTCAATTTTTTTATTAATATTATCTAAAGAAGTTATCATTCTATCCATGTCTTCTTTTAAATCTTCTTTAGAAACAAAATCTCTTGCAACTTCTTCACGAGTTTTGTTTAATAATACTTCTACTCTTTTTAGTTCACTATTTAAATTGGCCATGAACCACACGAATGGGCCAATAATACCTGTCAATACTAAATTCCATACTAAATGTCCGAGTTCAAAATCCATGAGAATATCCCTATAAAGTGTGTTTATATAAGGTTATTTAGGGAAATAAAGGTTTCCACTTTCTGGACATACTTCTAATCCTAAAATATCATCTACTTGTCTTGCTTCTATATTTGGATGATTATTTTGATTTTCTCTATCACCCCTATAGCTAAATGAGTTGTTGAATGCAATTGAGATTCTATCAAAGTCTGTTTCTAGTGGTTCTACATAATGTTGCATTGCAGAAGGAAATAATAATACATCCCCCTCTCTTGGTTCTACGATATAATTATCTCTAGTCCTTGAAGTTGCGTGTATAAAATTAGAATAGTATTTTGCTTGACCACTTAAAAACTGTAAAAACCCAGAACCCCTAGTCTCTTCTGGTACAGAAATGTAAGCAACACCACTATACCAACAGCCTGGATGTGTATGTACATTATTATACCCATGTTGATAATTTATATTTACCCAGTAATTACCATGTTCGACTGTAAAGTCTTCATGATGTTCTCCACAATGAAATGGAAATACTTCTTTGTGAAAGACCTCTTCTACACCATTCAGTAAAGATTGGAATATTGGTCTTTCATTTACACCATCTACAGATTGCCAACCAGCACCATTATTAGAACGCCTTCTACCTATAGGATTTTCTTTTCTCATAGTGTAACATTCTTTTTTCATTGCATCTAATTGTTCATAAGAAACTACACCCATATCTAATAGGTTTGCTTTGAACACATGCCATGAAAACATTGGTAAATACATTATGAATATTCCTTTCTGGTTTTAAATTTTTTTGCATAAAAAGGTTCTGAAACTTCTTTTTTAATGTCCCTTTCATTAAATTCTTTTAAATCACCATGCTCAATATCTGCATCAAATCTTTCGTTAATTTCCTTTTTAGTTAAATATGTAATTTTACTTTTCCAAGGATATCTAACAAAAGGTACAATTTGTACCAGTGGTGTACCTTTAGGAATTATAAAAGAAGTATCAACTTTAGGATAAAAAATTAAATTATTATTTGTGGTGATTTGATTAAATTTATCAGTATCTATAACACCTTGCCAAGTAGTTATATATGGATTATCAAAAAGAAAAGGGTCAAGATAATAACAAGATGTTCCTTTAGGTGTTTCTATTAAAAAATCCATTTTAAATTTTAGTTGCATCTTATCATCTCTGCTCATTCCAATTATTTGTCTTGCTGGATGACCACCTACTGGATGGTGTCTATCAGATAGTTCCTTAATATTAAGTTTATTAGTTTCAATATATTCTGCCACAGCAGATATTTTATCTTCTTTTAATAATGTTTTGATATAAGAAAGTTTTTCTGTTGATATATCTTTTAAAGGAATTCCTATAGATATTGGTTCATCATAATCATCTTTACTCATTAGAACTAAAACTGTGTGTCTATTTCTAATAAGATAACCCATAGATAACCAATCATGCATGGCTGGACATTTTTTAATAGTATCTAATCTACTACCATCTGCATCTTCAATTAATGCTGGTAGTTTTTTATACCATTCTGGTTTAATTTTTTTTGCTGGAACTGGTTCAAATAAACTATTTTCAGTGTCTAAAACACATTGAAAGTTTATTTCCATTTCTTTTATTGGACATTGTTCCATAATCGCTCGTGTAAATAATATAGTATAAGTTTTAATATAAAATCAAAGGTCATGATTGCACCAGCAACCTCAACCGAACCTGTAAGTGCATAACCTATT